GACGCTTGGTCTAAACAATACTTAGGTTATGTCGCTCCAATGACACAGGAGAATCAAGATAAGGTTGCAGAGGCTAAGATCAATGATCTGTTAAATCAGGGGTATTCTGCGAAAGAGATAGCCTTGATATGGAACGGGGGCTCAACTCAAATAAAAAGTGGAACGAATAAATATGGTGTGAAGTACGATACAGGAGCTTATGCCGAAAAAGTACTAAATGCGCTCAATAAATCAGGATAATAATATGCCTTCAATCCAAGATTTAGCTAAACAGAAAGGGGTAACACTCAAGCCGTTAAACCAGATGAATAATGCTGGTGGCATTACTTTGCAAGAACTGGCAAAGAGAAAAGGTATTGAATTGAAACCAGTTGTAGAAGAAAAACCAAAGACCTTTCTTCAAAAAACAGGCGAGGTGATAAAAGGTGCTGGAAAGGGTCTACTCTCAACTTTAAGTGGAGCCTCGGCTATTGGTGAAAACATGCTTAAAACAACCGGTAGAATCATTACTCCAAAATCTTTAGAGAAAACTTTCGGTTTTCAAAAAGAGGATTTATCATCAGCTAAAAATTTACAAAATAAGATTGAGAATAATTTAGGTATTCAAACTGGATCACTAACAACTCCTATAAACAATCTTCAAAAAATAGGATTTACGTTAGAGCAAATTGCTGAATTTTTTGTACCCGGTGGAGCCTCATTGAAGGTTGGTAAGACGGCAGAAGCTGCTATGGTAGGTGGAAAATTGTTAAAAGGTATTACAAAATTTGGGGCAACTGGATTAACCGAAGCAGGACTTTCAGCCGGTCAAACAATTATTCAAAAAGGTGAAATTGATAGTGATACAAAAAAGGCCGCCTTGTATGGGTTAGTAACCCCTACGGTTGGATCGATAGGAGGAAAATTATTGAAAGGAATTGGCAATACTACATCAGAAATCTTAGGTAAAACAACCGGAGCAGGAAAGACATCTATTGTTGAAGTTTTTAATAATCCAAATGTTATTAAATTTGCCAGAGAAGCCGGTTCTGATACTGACTCAATGTTGCGACAAATAGCAGAACAAGCAGAATCTTCCTTACAAAGTATGAAAATTGAGAGAGGAAAAATGTATAGACAACAATTAGAAAAACTTGATCTAGGAAAAAAAGAACTTTCTAACGTTTTGTATGAAGTCAAAAATAAACTTAAAGACTTATCTGATGATTTAGATACCATTGTAGAAGGAGAGAATGTCATGAATAAAGCGATTAAAGATGTGGAAGGATGGGCAGACGATACGGCTTATGGGATGGATAAATTAAAACAAAGATTAGGTAGCTATTCTCAACAACTTATTGGAGCTGGAAAAACTAAAGCAAAAAGAATTGTGGATGAATTAAGAATATCTGTCACAAAAGGATTAAAAGATAATGTAAAAGGATATGGTGAAATGACAAAAAGCTATGAAGAAACTAGTGACATGATAAATGATATAACTCACAGTCTTAGTCTTGGAAATAAAAAGCAAACAGAAACAGCAGTTAGAAAGTTTATGCAAAGTGTTCAAAGAGATGACGATACCAGACGCCAGTTTCTTGAAGTATTGAGTAAACAAAAAGGAAATGATCTAGTAGGAAAAATTGCTGGTTCTCTTCTTGGTAGGGTGTCACCTAGAGGATTAAGTGGATTATTGATTGGAGGAGGCGCAGGTATCGCTTCACTTTCAAATCCCTCAACTATTGTTGGTCTTCTTCCGGTTATGTTAATGACGTCTCCAAGAATAGTTGCTGAATTTACAAACATTGTCGGTAGAATAACTAAACCAATGATCGAATCAAAATTACTCTCAGTTGATTTGCAGAGAGCAGTACGTCAATTGCTTTTGGAAATGAGGAAAGAATCAGAATAGTAATTTCGAAAGGTAAACTAAGAAAATGAAAATTATTACATAATCCTTCCAATCGGTATCTTCAAGAAGATCAAAAAATGAACTCATAATTGAAAAAAATACTCATTAAACTTATAATAGACTTTAGACACCAAATTAACTAAAAGTCAATAATCAACGGTCTCCAAGGCTTAATTATAGCCGGAAAGAGACTGTTTTTTTTATCTTATGCGTCAAATTCAGCGAACTAAGACAACAATTCACAGTGGAATCCTCACCTCGGCAGGTACAGCTTTAGCTGCAAATCCCGCTAGAATGAGTTACAAGATTCAAAATCTTGATACTGATCCTCTTTTTGTAAAAGAAGGTGCGTCGGCAAGCGCAACGGATTTTACCTATGTTCTTTCTGCTGGTTCAGCTCTAGATAACGGAACTGGGGGCAGCTACGATTCTCCAAGCGATCAAGTGTATACTGGGATTATCACCGTTGCAGGAACAACTCCCCGTTTAATGGCTATTGAAAGAACAGAAAACTAATATGGCTCAAACAACACCTTATAATCCTACACTTCCTCAAGAAGTGCAGGAAACGATCAACATTGCCATGCAAAAAGTTCAGGTTCTTAAAGATGAAGAAGTGTCTTTGTCTCGAAGAAAAGTTGAGCTTGAAAAAGAAATCGCGCGAATGGAAATCACTCGTGATACTCTTTCAGCCGAACTTCCTAAACTCGAAGCAACTTTTTCGACAGCAAAACAAAATAGTGATTCAGCTAAGGCTTACATAAACGATCTAAAGATAGAAACAGTAGCGATTCAAAATGGACTCTCAATGGCAAAGAAAGAACTCGAAGATACCAGAAAAGAAAAAAAGGACGCAGAAGATCGTCTTTCTCAAACGGTTGTTACTATTCGAGAAAAAACTGATGAGTTTGAAAAAGAAAAAGAAGTTTTAGAAAGAAATAAACAAACCTTTGAGCAAAGAAAGAAAGCTGTTTCTGAAATGATCTCTTCCATCTAATATGGCACAGATGCAGAGTTTCGATGATAGCGCGATAGTCGCTGCCATCTCGGGACTTCAAATTCGATATGCCACTCAACTCGATGAAGTTAGCTCACTCACTTATGTTGGAAAAGCTGCTCCAGGATCTTCAACTTCACTCCCCGTATGGCAGATTCAAAGACTCGATGAAAGCGGATCACCGGAATTGATTATTACCTTTGCCGATGGTGATTCTAATTTTGATAATATTTGGGATGATAGATTGCTTTTAAGCTACTCATAATATGCTCAAAGGAACTTACATCACGGAAGAAGGAATCAGTATAGAGGATGCGGAAATAAAAATAACGGATTTTTCCTGCAATGGTTCGATTATTTACACAAAGATTTCAGTATTTTCCAAAGAAGAATTAAAAGAAGTATTTGAGTTTTCCTGTTTATGGCACATGGAAGGTCAGGATTTTATTTCTCAAGTCGAGATGGCGTTGCTCAATGACCATCGCTGCGCTAACTGTAAAATTTATGGCAATTCCTAAAAAAGGTTCTATTCGAGTGAGCTTGAGTGTTGTAAAAGACTTCATCATTTGGCATAGACAAACTTATGGAAATGCACGCATAGATCAGTGGATAGCTCAAAAGATGCTAGATACAATGCTTGGCCTATAAAATTATGTCAAAATGGCTATCATTTCAACTGGGAGATTGGGATGGGAATAATTGGTATAGACAAACGGCAGAATCAGCTTTACACGCTTTAACCAATATCACTATAAGCGGAGCCACACCACAGTATTCCGCAGTTTTTACCGCTCCAAATCTTATCAATGCTGCTACTGCGGTTACGCCTATTGTCGTTAATTATTCCGGTGCTGGAAATTTTGTAGCCACGCTTCAAGAATATAATGGTGCGGCTTGGAATGATACAACTGCGATAGCCACTTATAACTTCACTGATCTTACCATCAACGCTATCAACCATCTTCAGGTTGTAACTCCTTACGTTTTTACTACCATAACTGCCGGATACTATCGCTGGAAGTTTGCTCAAACAGGAACAAATGTCATCGTTGCTTCTGACGGTGCGGGAACAGTGGCTCGAGGAACATGGGACAACCGAACGGGTTATCCCGTCGCAGGGGATGACGTTATCATCGCAGCTCCGACTTCAACCAGAACAAGAATAAAGGTTGTTGGGACAGAAGCGTGCGGTGGAGCTTTGGTACCGAGCACATCAATTTCATATAGAACATTCAGTGCAGCTCTTTATGTGGCTGATTACGGATCGTTTGAGTGTGATACGGCAGCGAGTTCAAAACTTGCAATCAAAGGCCACACATTTATCGGAAGGAATGCTTATTTTGAAACAGACTTAGACGCTCTTCCGTCCATTACTTATACTCATGAAACAGAACACTCCACTGCGGATGGAGATTTCGGAATCACTATTGGGGATGCTCCTTTGCTTATTAACATCTCCGGCGCACCAAGAACAAATTGGAAACCACTCTATGTCTCCGGAAATGGCACGACGGGGAGTGAATTGCAAGTTGCAGAAATTACACTCGACTGGCTCGTTGGAGACAAATTGGTTATTACTCCAACAGATGTTTATAACCATCTGGAAGTAAAATTTATCAAGACCATCGCAGCCGGTCTCATTACACTTTGTGATACCCCAGGAGGTGCTGAATCTGGTTTATCTTGGACACACACCACAAGAGCGAAAGTTTTTAATTGTCATCGCAATATCCAATTCACAGCGAAGAATGCCAGCTATGGATATTATTTCATAAATTCAAATACCATATCAACGGCTTCAATTACAATTGATTGGGCATTATTTTTGAATCCTGGGGGCACAACGATATTACGTCGCGGAGTTCAGATTAAATCTGCGGCGAATCATTATCTTACGTCGTTTGATTATAACGTCTGCTGGTCTCCTGTTTCTGGATGGGGTCTCAATTCCTCATCGTCCAAGATAACCCAGTCTTACGATGGGCTTATTCAGTACGGTGGGAATTACATTATTATAGCCACATATAACGAAACATATAATTCTCCCGTAGCTCTGGCCACAGCTCAAATCGGTTTCAACATCATCAACACGGGAGTTGTGCTGAATGATCCGATGGCTTACGGGTGCAATACGAGTGGTTTTATTTATTGGGGAGGGATGCTTCTATCCAATGCTCGCGTACAGATGATTGGAGGCGATATACAATGCAATAGATACAACACGATCTCTCTTTCAAGCACTTATGACTGTCGAATAACATCAGCATATTTCGGGGATGTCGCCGCTCCAACATCGGATATTTATGTTGCGACAGGAACATTCAACCAAATTGTGTTTGATTCGTGTTATTTTTATAACTCAACACCGACAGTGGGAGGAACTTATAGCGACAACGTAGATGGAACAAAGATTAGATTTCATCGATGGAATGCAACTGATAACAAACATTATGTCTATACTCCAGGAGGAATCATCCAATCAACTGGAGCAAGTCTCGCGGATACGAATGTCCACACTGCTGGGTCTCTAGCTCTGCGTCTCACACCAAATAATATTTCCAATGGGATCTACTGGGAGTACAAAGTGCCTTGTTTTGTCGGTTATTCGGCGGAAGCAAATGGGTTCATCCAAAAGAACGCAACAATGGCTTCCGATGAAACGAGAGTTGAACTTTGGATGCCACAATCAACTTCTGCCGATCAGGTGGAATACATGCCATCAGATTCAAATTGGAATGTGTTTAGTCTGGGTCAGGCTTATTCCGGTGTTGTTCCCGCTTATGCGACGATAAAGATATACGGTCTTTCCGTTGCAGTAGGAGCTTATATTTATGTAGACGACCTTTTTGATGGAACAGATGAAATCAATTCCTTAGACCTCTGGGAAGATGCTTTACCGTCAGAAATTATTTTGTCAGAAGTCGGCAATCCTCAAGCTGTCTGGGCTGTGCAAACAAGTATTTTGACAACATCTGGAACGATAGGAAGATTTGTGACAAAATTATTATCAGTGGCTAAGTTCTTAGGATTAAAATAAATATATGGAACCGGAGGAAGTAGCAGCCAATATGGCTGAAATCAAAACTGACATTAAATGGATCAAACAAGAAATTGAGAAGTTTGACCGACGTTTTGCTCCAAAGTTGCGTTTTGTTCTTGTAGAAAAATTTGTTTACGCGATGGTTGGGCTAGTCATGATGGCCGTCGGTACAGCTTTAGTGGCCGGAGTAGTAAAAGCGGCAGATCTTATTCTTTATTAAGATGCTCTGTGACCCACTGTAATGCGCCAGGAAGCGATATAATACCAAAAAGGTATCTTTCTACCTCCTAAATAACCTAAGCAAAATAAAAGCCTTATGACTATCATTGGGGAGAAAAAAACACGGGAGGAATTCGAAAAATACGTCAGGTTGTATGACTTCGGCCCCATCAAACCAAATGGGATCGTTTTGCATCATACGTGGAGACCAAAAAAAGAGGATTGGAACGGAAAAAAATCTATTGACGCACTCAAAAGATTCTATGAGGGAAAGGGTTGGAAAGCCGCTCCTCATCTTTTTATCGGAGAAGATGGAATATGGCTGTTTACCCCAATGAAGGATGTTGGGATTCATGCGGGATCGGGAAACGCAACCTATTCAAAACTTGGTCGTTTGGAGGGTTACACGATAGGGATAGAAGTTGTGGGTGATTATGACAAAGAGATTTGGAGCGGTGAAACAAAGAAAAATGCTTTCTTTGTCATTCACACACTCAAGAAATATCTAGGTTTAGATGATGAAAAGATAACTTTTCACCGAGACTGGATGCCGAAGACTTGCCCAGGAACATCTATAACGAAAGCATGGGTCTATGGAGAGCTTGCTAAAATGGAAGGAACGGAAACTGTTTCTTCTTGGGCTTTAGATGGATGGAACTGGCAAAAAGAACTGGGGCTTGATCTTTCCGTCATCCCTCAACAACAAGTAACTACGGAATGGGTATTTGCTATATTAAAAAAACTTCAAGATATTAACAAAAAATAATATGCCAAAGTCAATGGAAAAAAAACTAGACCGAGGAGCAAAAAAACTTGGTCTTGGAAAAGCGCGTACAGGAGCTTATGTCTTCGGAACTATGCGCCGTCTAGGTCTTCTTAAATCATCTAAAGGTAAATAATATGGGATCACCAAGATTTTCTCTTACAAAAGAGGATGGAATGAAAATTTTGAAAGGTGCGGTAATCGCACTTTTTGGAGCACTCTTAACGTATGCTTCTGAAATAGTTACTCAAGTTGATTTCGGGACATATACAGCCATTGTGGTTTCACTTTCCTCGGTTCTTATAAATGCCGGTTATAAGTTTCTCAAAAACAATTCATAGAAGTGTACTTAAAACAACCGCGTATCACGGTTGTTTTTTGTTCCTCATCTTCTCAAACAGCTGTCTCGCAATACTTTTCTCATTCGCCTTCTTCCACGCCACTTCTTTACACATTCCTTTCTCAAGATTCTCCAGATATTTGATAGAGATTTCCACGGTGTCAGAGAGGATTTGGGCTAGACGTTCTGCTTCTTTTGATAACATAGTTATTTTTTATAAAAGAAAAGGCGTGGTTGCGTATCACGCCTTTTTAAGACTTCCGCTTGTGCGGAACATGACGCGGGGCTTTGTCCGATCCCGTTTCAACCCAAGAGATCGGATCGAGTACCCAATGGCCGCTTTCACGGTAATGTTCTTGACGCAAGATCATTTCAGCGTCATTTGGATCAGACATGAGAGGGCTTTGAATGGTCTTTCCACAGATAGAGCAAGCAACGATAGCTTTGTAAAGAATCATCGTTCGAACCCCTTGTTCATGATAGGTGGTGGTGGAGGAAAAGGTGAGAGAGTTTTCTTTCCACATCGCACACATTCTTCGACCACATAGTTCTCGAAACCTTGTCTCACGGAATAGACTATATGCTCGGTTTCTTGAACACACTTCACACAGAACAGTTTGATCATTTGATCACCTTTCCGAGTGCCCAGTGGACAGCGATGAGGGTCACGAGGGCAACCGTGCCCATGTGGACATGTCGTCCATGGAAGCGAGATAGGAAACCAACCTCATGACTTCCTCCTTTTTGGGTCGTTCTCGGGCCGAAACCCGATGTTGGACGGTTCCTCTTCATCGTCTAGCTCGTCGAGGATGTTTTCTTCTTCATCTTCTTCTGTATCGGGGACTTTGTAGTTGATGATACAAAGACCGTTGTGAGCAGCCCAAAGATAGACAGCCTCATCTACTTGAACAAACAACCTAGCCGAACGTATGTCTCCGTGATGGAAGCAGTAGGCACACTTTGCAAAACAGAGCACACCAACTCCTATATTTGTCAGGAGCGCGAAATGGAAAGTGATCGGCCCGCCACAGTCAGGACAGGTGGAAGTGAATAGAGTGTCCATAACTCACTCCTTGTGCTCCTGGGTTGCTCTTGGTGTGACTAATCCGCAGACGGTACACATCTTTATCAGTGGATGAATCTCGCGCCTTTGTTCTCTAATATCGAATCCGAAAGCATGAGTGCGTGAGGCTTTGCAACGAGTACAGAAACACCATCCTCTATCAGTAAACATATAGGTTGGCATCATTTCTCCAAATCTCTTCTTGTGAGTTTTATGAAAGCTCGACCGCAGTCATTATTCATGCAGGAAAAGGTTGTAAAGAGCGTAGCGATCTCATGGTCACAGTAAGCACAGAAGTAGCGAGTAATACCGCAAGAGCGACAGAAATAAGTTATTGCAATCGAGTTCTCCGATCTCTCCATCTTTTTGCGACATTTCTTACAGTTCATTGTCTCCTCCGTTCAGACGACAAAAACTTATCGTCTCAAGGAAAGGGGGCAGTTGTATGAACACTGCCCTAGCGATCACGATCAAGGATGATCGGACAGACGACTGTCTTTCCGACATCTCGATCAATGAGAAAGAACACTTGACGAGGAGGTTCTGGGGAGGCTTTGATGGAAAGCGCGTAGGCGTTGTAACCAATCAGTGATCCGTTAGCGATCCAAATGCCTCCATCAAGAAGTGTGTGATAGTGTCCAAGGACATCCAGATAAGCACTGCGTCCTCTGTTCCATTGGGCCACGGCCTTGTTGAGCGGAATGGTGATTCCACCTACTCCACCGTAGTATTTGACAGAATGGCCATGGTGAAACCTAATCGGAAATTCAAACACCTTTACATACGCATGGTATCCGTCGGAAATGATGAACTGCACACGCGGTTCATCACGAAACATCACAGCCAACGAATGATACATCAGACGTTCAAGGCTGTTTCCAGCTTCGGTTGATACCCTTGTTTTTGCGGTCATGCGGCCATGCTATATGTTACATTTCCTATTTTTAGGAACGGAAACATATTTCTATGTTTCTCTATGACTTTCATCATAGTTCGGACTATATCTTCACTTTATGTCTTGTGATACTAGATCTCCTAGAATTTTCTGAATGTGTTACCCATTCCATATTTTTCAGAAAATATCCTTGAGATGGGTCAATTCTGTCAACTGTCGGAGTGAGTTTTCTATTATAATTTGAGATAATCCACTCACGATACAATTTCCAGAATTTTTTTGATGCTAGTGACCATTCGTAATACTCTTCTCTTTTCAAAAGTTCCTTACCCTTATAGAGATGAGCCTTTAATCTTTGGATTCCTAACACTCTACTTTGCATATTCCTATACTTTCTCATGAGAAATCCTTTTGGAGTTTTTTCGTATTTGGCGTAATGAGCCTTACCTCCATTATGGTATCTCTCACGAGCTTTTGCTCGAATTTCATTTACATTCTTATTATGCCATTTTTTTCTCCTTTCAAGATGGCATCTGTGTGAGCAAACTTCGGCTCTCCAGTTTCGAGCAATAAAGTAATTATTGCAAATAAGACATTTTTTTTGTTGTTCGTATGGCATATACTTTTAGTATAATCACGCACGAACAACTATTCAAGTGTCTGGCATGTAGTCTCTGAGGATTCTCCCTTTAAGGAGTCTTTCCTGCTGATTGCCCAATCTCTACACTTTTTAGAGCCATTCAGCTTATCTTTTCAGATTACTGTTTAGGCAGTAGAGCTTAAGGGTGTTCCAGCATTTAGCCAGATTTTTTATAGTGGAAACCATGTTGTTAATTTCCACTTACACAAGGGATCACGATTTTGAGATTGGTTCTTTCAAGAAGCATCTTGATGCCGGATGCAATGTGTTCTTGCGCTTCAATGATGGCGAAGGCTGGGAGCAATCTGTTGCCTTCCATGAGTTCATCATGAATAGAACCGCTTACAAAATCTCCAAGAAGTGCCAAGATCAGCGTATTGATCTTCGTTGCTTTCCGTTCTTTTTGAATAAGTTTCAATCCGTGTCGGAAGAAACGAGCAACGCGCTTGCGACAGATGTCAGCATTGAACTCATTGAGGCCCGAGACCTGCCACTCGTAAACCATCTCCTCAATGTGCCAGTCAGAGGCTACCATCACAGCCACTGCCTCGCTTTTCACATCTTTGGTAGGTTCAATCTTATAGTGGGTGAGACTTCCTTTAAGTCCCTCCATCGCTTCAATTTCTTGTTCAAGTGTGAAAATGCGCTCAGTCAATTGATTGATTGACTTTTGCTTGCTCCTGACATCTTTTTTCGTCCTGGCAGAATCGAGGATTTTGTCAGTTTCGTTTTTCCTTGCCATTTCATCCTCCTCTCTTTTGTCATTGGAAAGAACAAAACAACCCGATTAACTCAAAGCATAACTGCTTATTGCTACATCGGGTTGTTTTGATCCTCCGCATATGGTTATTTCCTATCGGCTACCCACGTGGGGTGGATAACCGTTTTTATGCAGAACACTGCCAAGGAGTCTGGCAGCCGAAAGGAAACAATATGTCTGTTTATATTATATCCCAATTTCCATCACCCACCAAGACCCTATGCTAGAGCTGAATCCTTTTAATAAACAGCTCGTAAATCTTGGTGAGTAGTGGAAGCGCACAAGCGTTCCGTGAGTGGAGCTTATGCGCCTATGAAGTTTAACAAAGAACGACTCTCTTCTTTTGTTATTTAGTATTTAATACAATAAGTTTTATAAGTAAGAGTACAATTGTTCCGCCTACGAAACCAGTGATGAAAGAAGATACCATATTATTTTATCATATTAAGAAATGAGATTGAATCTCCTAAAGCATAGATAGGTAAAACACCATTCCATTTTCTTACAGCTTCCAAAGATACGAGAGAGGAGTTACTGGCAAGTGCTTCCGCTTGGATTCTTAACGATTCAGCTTCAGCAGTAGCAGTAACCACTTTCTGTTCAGCTTCATATTTTATCTGTTCTAATTTGTTTTTAGAAGCTAAAGCATCTTGTTCGGCACGGACTTTGTTTTCAATAGCTGTATTGAAAGATTCAGAGAAACTGAAATCAACGATACTCACATCTTCAACTAAAAAGAATCTCATTGATTTTCTTGATGACAAAGACTCAATCATCGCTTGTTTAACCTCACTTCGTTTTGTAATAAGTTCTTCAGCAGTAAAATTAGCAGTTGCGGCCTTAACAGATTCTTGAACAGCTGGAGCAATTAAGGTTGAGTCATATTCACCTTGTGTTTCTTGAAATAACTCTCGAACAAAATCCGGGTTGATATGATAATTTAGAGCGATTGTTGTTGAAACTGACTGCAAATCTTTTGAAGCTGCGTTGGCTTGGGTTACGTTCTTTTGAGTTCTGACATCGTATTCGTGAACTGTCCACATTGGGTTAATGAAGTGAAAACCCTCTTGGAGAATTTCTGTTTTTACTTCTCCAAATTGTGTAACTACTCCTCGGTGACCAGCGTCGATTAACGCAAATGGCCAGAACACCATTACTATGGTAACTAAGATAAACGCACCTATTGCAATTATATATTTTTTCATATTCCTCATTGCGCCTTTCGGCTTAATTATTAGGAGGAGAGAGTTAGTCGGCTATTAAAATTTCGTATAAATCTTTTTTACTTATATATCCACCTACTTCGTGATCTTCGTCTTCCCAAAATTTAGCGGGTAATTTTTTAAGAAGATTTTTTAGATATTCTTTTTCTTCATTTGTCATAATCTATCTTCGTAAAATCGTAAGGCATAGGATTTTGTTTATTATTTAACCGTCACCTTTTATTTAACCCAATAACTTATTTCCGGACGTTCTTTTCGTTCTTCATTGGTAATTTCGGAACAATCACCACTCAGACCGGAACAATCACCACTCAGACCGGAACAATCACCACTCATGTTCTTATTTTGTCCTAAAGTCTTTTCTTCATTTTTGTAATGATACAATTCATTACCATTTTCTTCTAAACATTTTGGCATAAGATTTTGTTTAATATATTTCATTTATCACATCAATCATTCCATTTCGGCATACTGTCTCCATGGATTGATGATACATAATGGGAAGGAGACAGGCCATAATGAATAAAAGGATGATAAGAAAGATGGGAAGTTTCATAGATTCACTCCGCTCTTTCCAGCCCATAGAGACTACTAATGTTTTTGACATTTTCGCGTCTAGAGGCTGGAAAAGAGCAGAAACAATTAGGACTGATTTTTTATTTGATAGTATTCTTCTAGAGTAAAATGATGGCTCCATGCTTGGGCCTCATCCGCTTTTTCAAAGTTCGGAGGAACAAATTTTACATATTCTCTGTCAGTGGAAGGACATTTATATTTCAGTATCTTTTCTTGTTTTCCCGTACCAATATCAAGAGAATACAATTCATTTCCAATTTCAGTTTTTCCATCTATAAGATTTGCATCCAATTCTTTCAAAAGATTCTCTGCTCCTTTATACTTTAATCCTATCATCCTTTGTTCCATATTTGTCAATTTCAGAATATCTTTTGCAGATAAAGATTTTGATAGTATCTTTGACCATAATTCTTTTTTAAAAGATACTCCATTCAAAAAGTAAAATTCTTTTCCTTCTTTCCATCTGATCGCAGGTTCTTTTTCACTATGAAAACGATTTTGTTTATCAATTCTTACAATAGGTGTTGATACAAGATAAAGAACATCCAACAATTCAATCCTATATCCCAATCCCGCTTCTTTTGCTTGCATTAAAAGTTCACAATACTCAAGATATTTATAATCATTTTCGTTCGGTAAATTATTTTTATCTGGATTCTGACAATATTCATATTCAAATACAAACCAATCAAAATCATAATCTAGCGCACTCCCCGCACTCCCCGCACTTCCCGCACTCCCCGCACTCCCCGCACTCCCCGCACTTCGCGCACTACGCTCACCCCACGCACTCCACGCACTCCGCGCACTACGCTCACCCCCCTCATTCCACGCGTTCCACGCGCTCCCCGCGCTCCACATGCTCTCCGCGCTCCCCGTGCTCCCCGCGCTCTCCGCGCTCCACGTGCTCCACACGTTATCAGAAAAATATTTATCAAAAATATCTACACACCACTTTATTTTTTTAGGTCTCGGAAGATCGAAAATATCATAAGTCTTTAATATCAATTCTTCCGCTTTTTCTTTATCCAGTTCAAAATCTTCTCTCTCAACATTTCTACACATCCTATCAATGAGATTTTGAGTATCTTGAGAATAATCCATACTAATCTTTAACTTGTTTCAAAACTTCTTCAAACGGATCGTATTCCTGTTCCTGTTTTTGGATATAGATACCAGGCTCAAGAATTATTGTTCTGTGCTCCTCATGAGTTATTTTAGCTTCTGATTTCAGATCAAGCACAAATAGTCCAGTAGCCTCATCTAAATAGATTGACATATCTTGCGGACGATCAATAACAACACTGTGTTTATGACCCGTTGTCTCTCCAAGAGCAATAGCAAACGATCCATTGTGTTTTTGTTTTTTAAGCTCTTTTGGCAATTCAGTTATTTGATGAAGACTGACATCTCCATGACGGTAATTTGGCATATCATTTTTTCTTTTTTATTTCTTTAATGGTTCGTTGATGTTTTCAATGTCTTTAGTCTTTAGTCCCAGATGACGTAGTTGATTTATAACGATCTCACGATTTCCTTTCTTCCATGTTGCGATAGTATCTGATGCGGTGCCTAAATCCAGATTTTCCAGACACCACTTTTCGGCATATTGGAGTGTACGGTCAATGTTCATTTCCTTATGCTGCTCCAGTTGATCCGACAACTCTCGAAGGATATGAGAACTGATCCATCCCAGTTGTTTATCTGTTATTGGGTTCATAGATTATTTCCAAGCCCCGTAAGGTTCACCGTAATCGACAGCATGTTCTTCGCACATTTGCATGTATTCCTCCTTCGTCATTTCGTCCACCATATCTCTTTCTTCAAAGAGTTCTGATGGAATCGTAAGATCATCATAGGCTTTGTTGATATGCTCAATGCTATCTTTCAAAGTATCTGTGATGGATAAAAAGAAGTCTTTATTTGGGTTCACCAAAAGAGACGCGATCAAACGAATCTCATCTTGTCTGTTTTCTTTCTTAATGGTAGCCACTCGATCTTTCTTCTCTCGTGAGAAGTCAGAGAGTGTTGCATAGGTATGACGCATAAAAAGGATTTTTTACGATTGGATAATATCCAATCTTTTATAATATCTTTTGAATCGGCTGTCGAGTATACTTCTCAAAAACCCATATTTCTTTTGTACAATTACTCGGACATATCCATTCTTGGTAAGGTTCCAGTTGTTCACCGTAAATCATTTGAGACTTCACTTGGATAAATCTGATTTCGTTCTTATTCACCGCCACCAAATCCCACAAACCCCATAAATCATTCTGTTTGCTGTATCTTGAAGGCATGGGAGCCATTTGAACATCGTATCCCGCGTTCTCAAGAATTTCTTTTGCTCTCAATTCCTTTATCCGACCAATCTTTCTAGTGCTGGTCATAGTCCGAGATTTCGTTTCCGGTCATGATAAACTTTACCCATTCTTTTGCCTCATCCTCGACATTTTGCGACCAGAAGCTTCCTCGTTCGATCAATGATTTGGATATTGCCATGCGTGCCATGTATACATCTTTTTGAGTGTAGTCAATCATAGTATTAAAAGGGTTCTTCTTCGTTATTTATTATTGGTTTATTTTTATTGCACCAGTTGAGTGTTCCGTCCTCGTTGATAAGTCTGTCCATGGAACATTCAAGGTATTCGTATTCCAAACCGCTTTTTGTTGTCGCCTTCATTTTCTTCATTCGTGAGCCGCAGTAGGAGCAGACGGGATCGTTATGATTGTTTTTGTCTGGCATAAAGACTATAACATGGTATCAATCTAACGTCAATCTATCTTAGGGTGTGTCTGTGGATAAGCGACTTTCATCCTTATTTTCCTTGATCGCATTGTAGACAAAGGTTCTATTTTTTCCAACCAATTCTCCTACCTTTTCATAGGAATATCCTTGAGAATAAAGAAAAATAGCTTGTTTCTTTAATAGTTCTAATTCTTCCTGTCTTTTTATACTATATTTTGGCATATAAAGTTATTAACTGAAAATAATATACAAGCATTGCATTTTTTCGTCAATCTTATACACTGCTAATTGCTCATTCATAACATACGCAAAATTATGCAAAATCAAGACACATCTTGAACAAAGATGGTCACACGCAAAAATAATTAACCTAAGCAAAATAAAGTTATGTCAGACAACATTTGGGATGATCCATCAATGGACGTGAAAGAATTTGATTATAAGAAGTCAAGATTTCTCAACAAGGCCTTAAAAGATGGTGACAGCATCAGATTAAAATTTACTGGTGTTCTTCATCAGCATCAACGAGAAGACGTGCCCGAAGAATATGCAACGGAAGATGGAATGGAATGGAATCTCTTTTTTGAAGATGAGGAAGGAAACGAACGAGTGATGAGCCAAAGATCAACGAAGGGCTTGATGTTCAAAGCTTTGCGCTCCATCAACATTCAACCTGAACAGTGGGTGACTATTTCCAGAAAAGGAAAAGATTTGAACACTGAATACAGCGTGCGTTTGGAGAATGCTTTTGTTCCTCCGAAACCACCTATTGAAAAGAAAATTGAGATCAGTACAGATACAAGTGCTATCCCTTTTTAGCCAGATTGTACAATGAGGGGGAGATGGAGATAAAATGTTCTATCTCCTCCTCTCAAAAAACTAATCCGCCGTGTCGGTTGACGCTGACACACTTAGGAAGACAATTTATGAACGAATTTAAGATAGTTGGAAAATATACAGCTCGACAATTTGTCGAGTTTTGTGTTGCACAAGAAATACAGTTTGAGATTTATTTCAAGAAAAATGACACCGAGAAAGTCCTGGTTGCTTTTTACAAAGGCATTTGGAGCATTTGTATGCTTCCGAGAAATGAGATACTTGCGATTTCGGATACGGGTGAAGTAGACACAGAGAATGACTTTTATAGAGGATTTTTACTTTCTAAAATATCAATACCGTGGATTGATATTCGCAAGGAACCCGCAAAACTTATCTGCGATTTTCTGGATTTTAGATTTAATTTCTTATCCAAAACCGTTAGAAAGATCAATGTTCTCCAAATAGGACGCAATGGCACCATAAGTAACGGAAAAATCAGCCTCATTCCAAGGAAAGAGGAGTTTCGGATCAAAGAGGAGGAGGTATGGATTTGAAAACCTGGGCACATGCTTACATTGATGTCGGGTGGAACATATTTCCATTACAAGCCCGTAGCAAGGTTCCACACCACAAGTTGCTATCAGATACCGGGTTCGTGAAAAAAAACGATCCTGGGGCATCCTGGGCACCTCTACAAGCGTTTAGAGTGAGCCATGATCTCGTAGACAGATGGTGGGGGCTCGATCCAGAAGCCAACATTGGGCTGGTGTGTGGAAAGATCAGCAATGTAACGGTCATAGACATAGACATCAAAGAGATGACTGACCTCCCTGATTTTAAGGATGCCGAAACCATAAGACTTACCATTTGTGAGCCAACTCTTACTTCAATCACTGGATCAGGTGGACTTCACCTGTTCACTCGTTATGACCCAGACATAAAAAATAGCTGTAAAAGAGTTCACCCGCAAATAGATATTAAGAATGATGGAGGATATATCGTCCTGCCACCAAGCGTTTATGAGGATGGAGTAGCGGAGTATCAATTTGATAGATTTTGTCCGTTTAATGATAACAACGTGCGAAACATGGCTGATTTTCCCATTAACTTAAAAGAAAAGGTTATTGGCAGACAGGAAGGAAAAATGGGCCACGATGACTGGCTTCGGATATTTCAAGGTGTAAGAAAGAGTGTTGACGGAAGAAATGAATGTGGAACCCAACTTTTGGGAAAATGTCTCCACACTCTTTTTCTTGAGTTTGAAGGGGATACGAGGTTTTTACCGTTTCTATGGGAGTTTATGGAGTATTGGAACAAAAAAAATAGTCCTCCGATGGATGAAAGGGAACTGCAAGCAATGTTTAAGTCTATCGTAAGCCGAATTTTATGAGCGAGGATTGGCTTTCAAAATTACAGAAGGATGTTTCTGATAATTGGATGGATCAAAAATATACTTACCAAGAGATTCAAAACGCCCCTCTCCCTGATCCAGAATGGTTTATTGACACGTTGATACCAAATCCTGGTCTCATCGCTATCACAGGGCGGCCTGGAGCCTTTAAGACGTTTCTGGTGCATTGGATGGCAATGCGCTTGAGTGCTGGCTTGCCTTTCTTTGCCACGATTATTGGAGAGTGTGATTTCGTGAATCCATACAAAGAGAAAATCGGAGTGGCTTTTATTGAAGAAGAAATGAACGCCAGACAGATCAAAATGAGAACCAATGATCTAAAAAGTTGGGATCATCCCAATTTCCATTGGTTTATTTCGGCAGGATTCAGCCTTAGAGATGAAAAAAAGGTAAAGGAGCTCAAAGAGTTTATAGAAAAAAACAATATAAAACTTATTGTCCTTGATCCTTTTACAACTTGTGCTGGCATGAAGGATGAGAACTCAAACGCAGAAGCCAGAGAAGTGATGGATATTATCAGGCATGAGTTCGTAGACAGTGCGTTCGGATGCTCGGTTATATTTATCCATCATCCTGCAAAAGGTGAGGGTACTTCGGAAAACATACGAGGAGCGGGGGATATTCTCGGAAAGTGTGATATGCACTTTGTTATAACAAAAATAGGAGAAGAACCGACCAGTAAAATATCTTTCAAGTGTAAGAAGACCAGGTACAAGCAACCAAAGGATTTTATAGCTGAACTCGTGGAAGATGGAAATGATCTAGGTAAGCTCGAATGGATTTATACCGGAAAGATGATTGATGAGTTCAAGAAGGAAAGAGATGAATTAAAAGAGAAGATTTTGGATGCCATGCAGTTGGATGTTGAATACAAAAAGAAGGAAGTAGCCGAAGCAGTTGATTGTGGAGAAAAAGATAACAAGTTTCGAGCTTGTTGGGATGAGTTAGAGAAGAAAAAAAAGATCATTCAGGAAGGGCGATATTCTTTCAAAAAAGCTCCATAAAAGATAGCCACACCCTCCCGAAAATAGGCCACACCCTCCCGAAAATTTTAATTGCTAAGGTTAGCGAAATTCGAGGGTGTGGCCCCTATATACTCACAAGCCACACCCTCCCGCTCATTTTACCCCCCTTTTTCCTCTTCATTGCACACCACGAGAATGTGGGTAGTTTTTAGAAAAAACTACCCCCACCCTCGGCTGTGCTTGCAATGAACTTTCAATAAGATTTTTTTGATCTCAAAAGCTACTGATTTTAAGAAGATGGAAGGAGTTTCTTGGTTGAGGTTTACTTGGGGGAAAAGGAAGATACCTTGGATGACTTTAGAGACTGATTGTAAAAGTGAGAAAGATTGACCGCGATTTTTTTCCGAGTAAAATTGAGTTATAAGAGATTTATGAAAAAGGAGGAAAAGAGACAGTGTAAAAGGTGCAAGAGCTTTCATTACATCTTGGAAAACAGTTTGTGTCCTTTGTGTCGGTTAAAATTACAGTTGTATGGAAAAACTTTGGGTAGAAAAGAAGAAACCAGAATCAAATGAAAAGATCGATTTTGGGATGTTTTTGAGTTTATTTGGTATTATTTCAAGCATAGGTCTTTTTGTTTTGATACCGATTTATTTTTTATTCACTGATAAGTATGAATTCTTGCCCATGGTGTTGGCTTGGAAAAGCAAAAGTTTTTAAGAGGACAAAAAATAGTGTTTATGTTCACTGTGATCGAGGATGCGGCTATCGAGTAAAGTTGACTTTTGATGAATATAAAGAGAAAATAAAAAGAGTAAGTAAACAAAAAGAATATGGCCATCGATCTCAATCCTCAACAAATGGCCTTCAAGGAGGCGTATCTATCACCTAAGAGTGATACTTTTGGGAATGCTTATAAATCAGCTAAGAAAGCTGGCTACGCAGAAGAATATGCTCAAAGTATTACTGATGATAGAACTGAGTGGGTATCGAGAATTGTTGGAGATTTAAAAAGGCTAGATAAAGCGGAAAAAGCACTTGATGAAGCATTGAGTTTGGATATAAGTAAAGAGGCAGGAGAAAGAGTTGATTCAAACATAGTCAGAGAGAAAACTAAGGTAGCAATGTTTGTGGCAAAAGGAATGGCCAAAGAAAAGTATTCGGAGAGACAAGAAATGACAGGGCCAGACGGAAAAGATTTAACTGTGCAAGTAGTTCACTATAACGATAAAACATGACAATTCAGATTCCATTTAAATTTGAACCTAGAGACTATCAAATGCCCCTCTGCAAAGCGTTTGATAGCGGCTTTAAGCGTTTAATTCAAGTTTGGCATCGTCGAGCAGGAAAAGACAAAACTGACGTAAATCTCACAATCAAGGAGATGTTTAAGGTGGTTGGGACTTATTATTACATTTTTCCAACCTACACTCAGGGTCAAAAGATTTTATGGGATGGCGCAGACAAAGAAGGTTTCAGATTCATGGATCATATTCCAAAAGAACTCCGAAAGAGAACAAACGCTACAAACATGCTCATTGAGACCATCAATGGCTCGATACTTCAAATAATTGGTTCGGATAACATTGATTCAATCGTTGGGACGAATCCACGGGGAGTAGTTTTTTCAGAGTATTCTTTACAAGACCCGAGAGCGTGGGATTTTATCAGACCTATTTTGGCTGAAAATGGAGGATGGGCACTGTTCAATTTCACACCAAGAGGGAAGAATCACGCCTATGATCTGCTAGAATTTGCTAAAGATGATCCACATTGGTTCGTGAACATACTCACAGTAGATGATACGAATGTTATTTCCAAAGACGTTTTGAACCAAGAAAGGAAAGAGATCATAGCAAAGAATGGAGATGATGCTATTTGGCAACAGGAATACTATTGTTCATTTGAGGCTAGTGTCCAAGGAAGTTATTACGGAACGCAATTATATGAAGCGGAGCAACAGAAGCGTCTTACAACGGTTTCATATGATCGAAGCGTAAAAGTCGATACATGGTGGGATTTGGGGGTTGGAGATGCCATGGCTATCTGGTTTACGCAAACGATAGGTAGAGAAGTTCATATCATAGACTACATGGAAGCAGAGGGTGAGGGAGTTCCTTATTATGTGACAGAGATGCAGAAGAAGGATTACGTTTATGGGGAATATTATTGGCCCCATGATGGAGAAGCAAGAGAATTGACAACTGGAATCTCAAGAAAAGAAACAGCGGAAAAACTTGGATTGAAACCACTTTTAATTATTCCGAATTTGGCAATAGATGATGGAATCCAAGCGGCAAGATTACTATTATCACGTTGTTGGTTCGATGTGGTAAAATGTAAGAGAGGTTTGGAGGTTCTTAAAAATTATCACAAGCAATACGACGAAAAGCGAAAGTCGTTCAGGGATCACCCCGAACACGATTGGTCATCTCATGGAGCAGATGCTTTCCGTTATTTAGCAGTCGGTCACTCACAATTTAAGGATTTACCCACAATCCATAAGAGAACAAAAGAACACATTAAAATCACAAAGTGGGGCTAGAATATGTTAGCAAAACAGCTTGCAGACAAGCTAACGGTCATAGCGATTCAACAACTTGAACAGGGTTTGAGAGCAAAACAAAAACGGATGTCTTTGATTAGTGAAATGATTGATGTTTATAACAACAAAACGATTGAAACAGACGGGGATATTATGAATATCCCTTTTCCTTTTTTTGCTTCACATATCGATCTGCTCTTTTCTAAGATTGACAATGCTCCGTCTTGCACATTCAAGATTCCGAATAAGAAGATTTTATCGGAGAAGGTTCAAGCGGCTTTCGAACAAGAAAAATCTTCAACTCGTTCTGGGTGGAGTAGGAAAGATAGAGCAGAAAAGAAACAGGAGCTTCTTTCAGGACGAGCTATAAGCAAGATTTATGCCTCAAGTGAAGGAAACAACTACAAAAGTCACTATGACTTGGTGGATGTTTTTTCGTTTGTGGCTGATCCTACACGGGGAACTCTTGAGGAAGGAAATTATCATGGAGAGACTGATATTTACAAAACACACGATTCTTTGGTTTTAGGAGCTAAAAATGGTTTTTATGATAAGTCTCAAGTCGAAAGACTAAAGAACTTCAAGGAATCTCAAGCCGATGGGAACTCATACGTTGTTACAAACAAATTTAATAGGATGAAGGCTCTCGGTATAGATGTCGACAGTTCAAGTTTTGTTGAGCAGAAAGGTGTGAATATGACTGAATGGGTGATGAAGGACAACGGAACTTGGTTTTATCTTTTATTTGATCCAAAAAGTAAGATTTGGGTTAGAGTGGAAGAATTAAAAGAAGTATTTAAGAGCGGAAAGACACCTTTTGTCTCATGGGCTAGTCATTATGACGAATTTAGCTTTTGGACAAAAGGTGAATCGGATGATGTTTATCCGATCACGGAGGCAATGAAGTTTCTTCTCAACACTGCGCTTGAGAATGAAAAGCGGAGAACTCGCCCTATGCGGGCGGTGGAGAGCGGGTCTTTGGTTGATATCAACGAACTTCAAGATTTTGTCCCCGATAATGTCTTATTGTTTCATCCTGGACGCAATCCGAACATTGTAACTATCGAGAATCCTGCTGCATCACTCACCATCGATCTTGTTTCTTATCTTGATAATCTCAATCAATCAAAGTCTGGTGTTTCAGAACCAGGGACACAAGAAGCTGATGCAAAAGTTGGTGTTTTTTATGGCAAGTTACAGCAAGAAGCGGATAGAATTGGAATAATTAACAAGGAGTATTCGGAAAGTTATGCTCACAAGGGTTACAGATTCTTCTGGGGTATGAAAGAGCATCTAACTAAGCCGAAAATGGTCGAACTTCTTGGTAAGGGTGGAATAAAATTACAACAACTTGAGAGCGTGGATTTTAAGGATGTCGACGATGTTGATGATGTTATTGTGTCAGGAGGATCGTCGGAGCAGCAAACGTCGGCCATTGAGAATGAAAAACAGCTATCAAGCATCAAAGAGTTGACAGGATCATATCCAGATAAAATAAATGCAAGATGGGTCATTCGCAACGTTCTTCTAAAGAGCGGTTTCAACGATGACGATGTTTCTCAAGCTCTTGATACCGAGAGTTCTCTAAATCAAGAACTTATGGAAGAAGCTGATAATGCTATTCAAGATATCCTCCTCGACAAGATGCCCAGATTGAATATGGGAGCTGATATAACTTTCTTGCAACGTATACTAGATTACGCCAAAGATAATCTGGATTATGTCCTTTTGGATGACGAAGGAAACGAAAAAGGAATAGACAAGGACATGAAAAAACAGTTTGATATGTTACTTAAATACGCAAGAGCGCACGAGAACATTGTGGTCGGAAACATGATGCGAAAATCAAGAAAATTAGCTGCTGGACAAGTTCCACAAGGGGAAATCGCTCAAAATGCTGTGGATGTTGGAGGGCAAGCAACGGGACAACAAATGAAGCAATCATTAGCAAGACCTTTTGAAAGCCCGACGGGAACTCCAGAAGGAACCGCAGAAGCTTCTCAAGTGATGTCTAAAAGAATGAGATAAAAATATGGACTTAAATGCTTATAAAGAAAAATACCCAAATAAGGTAGAGAAATTGGATAAAATGGAAAAGAAAGGAAAGATTGCTGAAATTGCTCTTGATCTCAAAGAGCATGAGGGCGTGAGGATGCTATTGACTGATTTAGAACAAAAAGTAATAGCGATAAATGGAAAATTGGCTTTTAATCCAGAGATAATAGAAGACGAAAGAAAGTGCTTATTCAGAGAAAGAGATTGTTGGTACTGGCTGATTTCGGTCTTTACCAATGCCGAACAGACTATAAAAAAGATTAACGCATATTTGGAAAAGTTATGACGAAAGAAGACGTGCAAGGAAAATTAGACGAGAGAGGGATTAAGTATGACGGAAGATTGAAATTGTCAAAATTGCTCGAAGTCTTAGATCAATCGGAGTCAGAGTACAAACAGGAGTATTCAGATGTAAGCATAAAGAATATCGCTCAATCCATCATAGATGATAAGAAAACAAAGGATGATGGTTTGGAGTGTTTACAGAAGATTACTGTGAGAGAGGATGGGGAAATGAAAACACCTTCGGGAATCATTGTTCCTTCCAGCGTTGTTGCCAGACATACAAAAGTGATTTGTAGATTTTTCATGGAATGTAGTTCTTCAAAGTGTATTGTGAATAAAGAATGGCCTTCTGGGAAAGTGGAATTTGTGAGAGAATATAGTAGTGAGGCTCACGGAAATGATTTCAAAGAGTTAGCAATAGGTTTTGTAAAGAAATTCAATGCTTCTTAACAATTAAAAAGATACTAACGGTCAAGACTTTCGATGGCGCGGTACCGGCTATCGAGAGAGGAGGTTCTTGACCGTTACTTCCGCTCTCGTAGTCGTTAGCGCGCCATGGAAACATGGTGCGTTTTTTTATCGTGGAATGCGATTCATAAACCTTTTGTTCGTTTGATAGCGAACGGAAACTAATTATCTTGGGAGTAAACCCACATAAAATCTTATCTATGTCTGACGAAGACAAGAACGTCCTAGAGCAGGACGCAAATGCTCAAGTGGAAAGTGAAATCACTGAAAAAACACAAGAAGATGATTCTGCGGAGGAAAAAGAGTCATCTGAAGATGTGAAAAAAGAGGAAGAAAGACCAGCCTGGACTATGCCTGTATCTAAAGCACTGGAAGAAAAAAACCGTGCTGTGGAGAAAGCAAAAGAAGAAGCTCAAAAAGAAGCGGAAACGGAAATGCAAAAGATTCGCGACGAATACGAGAAAAAACTTCAAGAGTCTAGGCCAAAAGAAGATTACGAGAAAGAACTTGAAAGCGTAGCAGAAGAACACGGTCTTGATAAAAATGCCGCCAAGAAACTTCTCGATGTCTTCAAGAAGTCTATCCGTTTACCGGATACTTCAAAAGTCGATGCTTTCATCAGAGAACAAGAGATAGCAAAACACAAAACCGCTGTCTCAAATGAATTTGATGAGAAAGTCGTATCACTCATTAAACAAGACTATCCAAGCGCGACAAATGAGTTTATCCAAGAAGTTAAAGGCAAAGTTTCAGAATTGGCTTTTACTAAAGGATATACAACATACCGAATCGAGGATATTTACAAATCAAAGAAGGATGAATTCGTATTCAAAAATGGTCGTTCTGCTGAACCATCTGGAGGACGCACGTCTGACAGTGTGGATTTTGACAGAATGACCGACGATGAAGAACACGAATTGGCAGAGAATGATCCTAAGAAGTACAAAGAATATCTAAAATTCATGTCTAGCAAGAATAGTCGATATTTAGACTAAAATATGGCAAATACTCACGTTTTTGAAACAAAAATGTCTGATCGCATGCAGGTGACGCGTTATAGCACACCTGTTTATGTCGCACAGGCATCTTTTGAGGAAAGAGCAAAGCTTGTAATGGGTCAGCCTGTTACTCGTCCGTACACTACTCGTTTATATGAGCAGGATTATATTCGCGGGACAGACATGAGCATGCAAACTTTAACAGAAACCAACGAAACTTTGACTGTGACATCGGCAAAGGCTTCTCCATTTGCAATTGACAGTCTTGATGCTGTTCAGAGCAATTTCGCACTCATGCAGCAGTATTCAGACAAGGCAATGCGAGCTATCAACAAGGCCGTTGATGCCGACTATCTTTCAGAAGTTGCGAGCGCAACTAATTCTATTGATGCTGGAGATGTTGGTGGATCATCTGGATCACCGATTACTCTTGATACAACGAATGTGCTCGATGTTTATGGTGCTGCACTTCGTAAACTTTCTTTGAGAGACATTGACATCACTGGGATGCAAGACCCACGCGTACAAGCTGGCAACCTTAAACCAGGTGGACAAGGAGGATTCGCAAACTTGAATCCTTACTTTGCCGAGAAATTAACCTTATCTCTTTCCGGTCGTGAGACCGTTGATGGAGATTTGGTTGGAAACAATGGTTACAAGTCAACCTATTTCGGTTTTGATAGCTATATCACCACAAACGGTTATTGGATTGGTGTGCTTGGAATTGCTACGACACCCACTAACGGTGATACGGTGATTATCAATGGTGTTACTTTTACCTTTGTTACTGTTATCGGAACGACAGCAGGAAACGTATTGATTGGTGGAGCCGCAGACGTTGCTAATACCAACCTCGCAGCTCTTATCAATGCTCCTGGAACGACAACCGCAAACGGTGTTGCTTTGTCTGCTGCTAATCAACTTCTCATGAAGCGCATTACTGCAACTGCTGATTTGTCTGCTAATACCTGTACGGTAGCAGCTAAGGGTTATGGTTATGTTGTTACTTCGGAAACACTGACAGCCGCAGCCGATGTTTGGAATACAGAGAGTTCTTATCAGATGTTTGGTGAAAAGGGTGCTGTGGATATGGTGCTTCAGGTAAAACCATCTGTTGAGACTTCTCCAATTCCTCTCCAGTTGGGTAGTTACGTAAAGCCTTATGTGCTTTATGGAAAGAAAACATTTGTAGAGGGAGCTGATGCTTTGGTCAGCGTTCGTATTAACTCTGCAAGCTGGGTGTAATTAGAGATGAAGTTTTAATTCAGGTAAGTGGGGTGGGGGAGATTACAAGTCTCCCCTCACTCACTCTCTCCGTTAAAAACGGGCAAAGAGACAAAAAAATATGGCAAAGAAATTCAATCGAGCACTTAGACACGGATACGATACATATATATTGGCAAATGGGAATCCGATCTTCCTTACCGATATTGATATTCACGGAAAAATTACTCGCTCAGAAGGAACCACTATTCCTGGTGCAGAAAGTGGTTTTGCAAAAGGTTCAATTTTTGTCAAAACCGATGCTGCACCTGGAACAAAAGCTTTGTACGAAAATCAAGGCACATCTGATTCAGCTTCTTTCAATTTGATAGGTGATGTCACCGCCGCTGAAATTAACCTGGCAACAGGGAATATTCTTATTGGTGACAATGCCGGTCAATCAACCGAATTGGATATTGGAAATACCGACGGTGGACTGGCAATAGGTAATGGAGTGACCGCCACGATTGCAGCTCTTTCAGGAGACATTACGATGACCAATCTTGGTGTCACGGCCATTGGAACAGATAAAGTTACCAAAGCAATGCTCAATGCAGATGTGGTCGGTGCTGGTCTGATTCAAGAAACTGGTGGGATGATTGCACACGGAGTAACCATTTTCAACAATACTGGAGGTGCTCTAACTCCAGGAACTCTTGTTTATCTCTCTAGTTTTGTTGGTACAAGTGGTATCACTGTTGTCAAAGCAGATGCTGATGCAAACATTCCCGCTACTCACGTTGTAATGAATCAGATTGAGATCAACACAAGTGGAAATGTTTATGAGTTTGCGCTCGTTAGCTCATTAAATACTAATGGTCGTACCATCGGTGATGCGGTGTATCTTGATGCCGCGACAGCAGGTGGATTTACTTATGCAGCCCCAACAGGAGCCGATCAGGTTGTCCAACAGGTTGGAACAGTCAAAGTTGTTTCAGCCACAGTTGGTGAAATTGATTTTTGGCCTTCAATCGCGGACGTAAAGAAAGTAGGATCATCTTATTTTCAACCGGCATCTGTTTTATCAGGTGCGGTAGGATTTACAATTGGAACGCATGGAGCTGATAATACAGGTTCTAACACAGCTTCTATCTCTGTTGGAGGTAACACTGCCTCTGATGGCGCTGTTGCTTCTGCTTCTGGTACTGCTTCTATCTCTGTTGGAGGTAATGCTGACAGTGGTGTAGCTTCCATCTCAGTTGGAGGTAACGCCGACAGTGGCGTTGCTTCAATCTCAATGGGAGGTGATACAGCCTCGGATGGTGCAGTTGCTTCTGCTTCTGGTACTGCTTCAATCTCTGTTGGAGGTAATGCAGATAGTGGCGTTGCTTCAATCTCAATGGGAGGTGATACAGCCTCGGATGGTGCAGTTGCTTCTGCTTCTGGTACTGCTTCAATCTCTGTTGGAGGTAATGCAGATAGTGGCGTAGCTTCTATCTCTGTTGGAGGTAATGCTGACAGTGGCGTAGCTTCTATCTCAATGGGAGGTGATACAGCCGAGACTACTCTCAAAATTGTTGCAGTTGGTTCTATTTTCCAACCAATTGCAGCAGAAACAGTTTCTGTTCACGCTTCTTTTGAGGACAACGCCGCTTCCCCAATTACCACAGGTTTAACTAACCCTGATTTTCCTCGCAATGTTCAAATTGCTTTCGGAGCTTCATGGGCCGGAGGGGATATAACAGTAGCTGGTACTGATCAATTTGATGCCGCTGCTAATGAAGTCATTGCCGACAATCCAGGCTCGACGGTTGTTGGAACAAAGATTTTCAAAACTGTAACCTCGTTGGCAATTCAAACTCCTGGTGGCGGTGGTGCAGGTCATACGGCCGAAGTTGGTGTTGGAAATAAGCTAGGAGTAACAGAAGTTATGGCAGATGCTGTCGGGGTTGTAACGATTGGAGGTACAAGCGAGAATGTAGTTTTTGATGGTGCGCTTCACGCTTTTACACCAACCAACGTTCCTAATGCATCAAGAGTCTATTTCTGGATGGTTCCTGTGGAGAAGACACATAAACACGGTTCTACCGGTCTCACTGCGACCGATGCAGGACACACTCACAACGTAACGAGTGTAACTGCTACAGATGCAGGTCACACTCACAACGTAACGAGTGTAACTGCTACAGATGCAGGTCACACTCACACAGGTGGAGCTCACACTCACGGTGCTACCGGTCTCACTGCTACCGATGCAGGACACACTCACAACTTGACAAGTGCTACTGCAACAGATGCAGGACACACACATACAGGTGGAGCACATACTCATGGTGCTACCGGTCTCACTGCGACCGATGCAGGACACACTCACAACGTAACAAGCGTGACAGCTACAGATGCAGGTCACACTCACAACGTAACGAGTGTAACTGCTACTGACGCAGGACACACTCACACAGGTGGAGCTCACACTCACGGTGCTACCGGTCTCACAGCAACAGACGCAGGTCACACACACAGCACACCTTCTCTCGCTCACAGTATCAGCTAACCATAATTGGTTTCTTCAGAGGCTTTATGGCCTCTGGGATAAGCTAATTATCAATTTATATGACAGGTGCCGAGATACTTTCAAAATTTGCCTCGATGACCAATGATGTTTTAGATGCCACCTACTCAATGCAACTTCTAAATGATGCAAAGAATGAGGTTGAAGCAATGAGACCGTGGGAAATTCTAAAATATGAGCAATCTTATAGTGTTCCAAGTGGTTATAGCTACTCAACTTCTCTTGGATCGTTACCGACCAATTTCTCACTCGACTTACGCGTAGTTGAAAACGACGGATACCCAGAATATAGAAAAGTGGCTTTAGACGATAGAAATAATAGAGTAAATGGATCGAGCGCTTATTTTTTGAATCTTGCTGCAAATACTTTCCATATTTCAGGTCAAAATCATTCCTCAAAGACTGTTTACCTTTATTACACGAAGTATTCAGATGACATAACTCCAAGCACTTCATGGAGTTTCCCAACAACTTTCCACAATCTTTTACCTCTCAAGATGGCACAGCTTTATTATGCAAGCGATGCAGGGGAAAAATCACGATCATGGGATGATCGTTGGTCTCTTGAGTTTAGTCAGACGCTGAATAGAGCAATTTTGTGGGACGAACAGTTGAAATCAAGGAATCACCTTTCTCCTCGTTATGGAAATTGGCAAAATCCTAAAGCTGTCTATTAAATATGCGCGAGTTCACGGTAAAATCTTTTGACAAAGGCTTGATAAACTCGATAGAGGATTTTTCTATTCCAGAAAATGCTGCCAGTGGGTCGCTGAATTGGCTTACTTTAGGGGATCGGATAGAACTTACAGGAGGATACTCAATAGTTGGAACCGAAAGCGTCGGTTCTGGAAAGATTACAGGACTCAAAGTTTGTACAAAAGTTGATGGGAACAAGGTTGTATTTCGCACCCATGGAAAAAAATTAGATTACACAACCGATGCAGTCACATGGACGGAGGTAGGAACAGATTTACTTGGAACAGACGCAGACGGAGAGGATATTTCAATGACAATTTATACATCGCTCGCCGGCTATCAAATGTGGTTATCCTCTCAAAATGCAGGATTGTATAAGTTTTTAATAGCAAATCCAGGCAGTTATAGGAGCATGAACAATCCCGCAAAGAATTTTCTTGGCTATATCGAGGCTCAGAACAACAGGCTGCACCTTTGGAATAGGGAAACGGATAAGAACTCTTTGTATGGTTCTTACAAAGACTTACAAAACAGTACGGTTTATACAACAGTAACAGGTGAAGCAGTAGGAGCCGCGGGTGGAACTGTTTACTCGGGAACTTTGGCCAGTGTTACTGGAGTGAGAACGGGATTTAATGTGGTTTTTCGAGATAGTGCCGTTCAGACTATTCAAGACGACAAAAATGGGAATCTTTATGGAGATGGAACAGGAACGATCAATTATGTCACAGGCGCTTATAGCGTAACTTTCAATACGGTAACGGCTAATCCTGTCACCGTGGATTATCAATACGAAGAGAGTGATATTAGAGGCTTAGCAGATTTTACTTATTCATCTCCCCGCACAGCTTCACAGGGTTATGTTGTTTCTCAACCTATTGGAGGAGATTTGCTGAACATTTTGCAATACGAACAGAATTTTTACTGTTTGCATGAAAATGCAGTATGGATTTTTGTTTTAGATACAGATGATTTGACAGTAACAAATGAAATCTATCGAGTGAATATAGGAACATCTAACTGGAGGGCATCTGTTGCCACAGGAGATGGGGTTTATTTCATTGACACTACCACTCCAACCGAACCAAGGTTCAAGCTCCTCACGTTGGAAAAAATAAACAATCGTGTTATCCCAACTGTTTTTTCTTACAACGTAGATTTAGAAAATTATAATTTCGATTCATCAGCTGCTTTTGAATGGGGGAAATATCTTCTTTTCGCTTGTCGAACATCAGATAGTTCCAGTAACAATAGAATGTTTGCTTATAACAAAGAGTATGAATCCTTTGATCAGTTGGATTATTTTGCTCATACAATGGATAATTATAATGGTTTTCTTTGGTGTGGCGATTCAATGACAAACAATGTTTATCAGGCTTTTACAGGTTTTTCTTCCAACGAAACAGCTCCTCAAAATTATTGGGAAGGAAAATTATCAAAACTGGAAGTGGATGAATTAAAGAAGTACAAAAGATTAACTGTCAGGGGTCAAATAGGGATAGACCAAGTCATTGAAGTTTCACTAGCCTACGATGATGGCTCATTTACAACTTTAGGATCAATTTTGGGAACGGGTGATTACGTTTCAACGGAAGCATCTGTGTTAGTAGGAAGCCCACAAGTAGGTTCTTTAGAGGTAGGAGGAGGTGGAGGAGGAATTGAGGCTTTTGAATACACAAGAGAGTTTCTTGTCAGATCGGATCGTTTTGATGAAGTGAAGATAAGATTTGAAGCTAAAAATGTTGGCTATGCCTCCGTGTCGGAATTTAATTTCAACGATATTAAAACATACGGTCAGAAAAATATCTTAAAGTTTAGAACAACAACTTAGTATGGCTATTCCTATTGTTTTGGCTAATTTCTCCACAACTCTCGCTTCTGGAATCGGTAGCACAGCTTCATCACTGACGCTCTCAAGAAGCACGGATGATGACGGATCAACGCTATCAGGAGTATTTTATCTCACAGTAGACGAGGGTACGGCTTCTGAGGAACACATGATTGTGACTCTTGTTGGTTCTGCTGGGACGATTTCAACAAGGGGTGTCTCGCGCGTAGACGGAGTAACAAGCAAGACTGCAAATAAGTTTGCTCATTCAAGAGGTGCGTCTGTAAAGATCACCAACTTGGCTTTATTGCGTGTCATCCGTCGATTAAATGGAGCAGAGGCTTTTGACTCGGTTGATCTGACGGGTGTAAACAGCATTTCAGGTCTTGCTACACCAACATCGGGCGAAACAACCAAAGCTTGTAACATTGCCTATGCGAATGCTTTAGCTATCGCAGGTGCTCCAGATGCCACTGAATCAGTAAAAGGAATTGTAGAACTCGCCACTTATGCGGAAGCTTTAGCCGGAACCGATACAGGATCAACTGGTGCAAGTCTTGTGGTGAAGCCGAGTTATCTTGCAAAACTTATTCAAAATTCAGGATGGAATTATGGAGTTGACGCTGGAGCAGTAGATGACTATGCCATAACTCTTACACCTGCTCCGACAGCTTATGCTACGGGGCAAGGATTTGTAGTGAAAGTGAACACTGCAAATACAGGAGCCGCCACTTTGAACGTGAATGGTCTTGGTGTGAAAGCAATTAAAAAAAATCATGATCAAGACTTGGAAGATGGAGATGTTGAAGCCGCGTCCTATATTTCAGTTATTTATGACGGAACGAATTTTGAACTTGTGGGACAACAAGCAACCATGCCTACCACAGCAATTCTTTCCGAGATGTCCCTTTTCTTTGGTGCAACCGATATAACAGGGGCAGAAGCGGAAACACTGACGAATGGGAGTAATGCAGACTTATTGCACAGCCATCCAATGTTTATGGGTGTCGGAGCACGCTTACCAAAAACATATCTGAATTTCAATCTTCCCTACGACGACATCAGCACAGGATTAAATATCTGGGTTATCTCTGCCTGTACAACAACAACGTTGACAAAGACTGCTTCCGTTACCTCTATCCCCATTGGCGACAACCCAAACTATTTGATTTCCGCTAACATATTTCAATTTACCTCCGGTGGAGCGGCTTTGATGTTCAATTCTGGAAAAGATGTTTTTGCAGAGTTCGCACATCGTAGAGGTGGAACGGGATCGGAACAAATGGGTTTTGGTCTTACAAGTGGAGCGGCTGTATTGTCAGACTATGATGATCAAACGGTTGATGCGGCTTGCTTCACCGTTGATGCGGCTGGTGCATTGTATGGCCACACCTCAAGCGCAGGTGTCGGACACACGGAAACTCCAATTACAGGAGTAACACTTACTAACTGGAATGTTTTTCGTATTGAGTTTAACGGAGGAACTGACGTAAAGTTTTATGTGAATGGAGTTTTGAAAGCTACTAATAACACCAATCTTCCTGCCGGAGCCACTGCGATTAAGATCGGTTATGGAGGAAGTGGAAACACTGGCAATAACGGAGATTATACCTCAACAGTTCCTTCATTTGCTGTTGAAATATAAAAATATATGGCTAGATCAACAACTTACACAAGAAATCTCGCTGCTGAACAGGATGCTCAAAGAGCACTTCTTGAATCAGGTGCAAAAGGAGGAGCCTATCAGGGAGCGGTAGGAGCTGACATTACCAAAGTATCTTCAGCAACACAGAAGTTGATGCAAGAACAGATCAATATGCGTGTTTATGGTACGGCGAATCCTACTTTTTCTTCGACAACTGCATCCATATCACCTGAACAAAAAGCAACGACCGTTCCATCACAAGAGCAATTAGAAGAAGAAGCTCCTGTAACTCCAAGACCGGAGTTGACTTATGATTCAGAAGACGAAACAAGCTCCTATACCGAACCAACAGAACCCACAGCACCCACAGCAGTAAAGAGCCTTGAAGACTTACGTACAGAGGCTCTAGCGCGCATACAATCGACGATAGATGCCACTGAAGCAATCTATCAATCTGATTTAGCTAGGCTTCAAAAACAAGCGGAGGCATCATCAGCAAGAACTTCATCTATCGCTGTGTCTCACGGTCTTGCAGGATCACCTTTTCAAGAAACAATGGAGCGTAGAACCGAAGAATCAAATGAGGCCATTATTCAAGCAAGAGAAAGAGAGCGTGCGGCTGAAATAGCTTCTATTCAAGCTTCTGCGGAAGACGAATCACAACAAAATTATCAACTGGAAATGCAACGGTATCAGCAGGAACGATCTGAATATGAAACAGAACGAGAGCGTTACACAGCAGAACAAAAAGCTAAAACAGACGCACAAAGAACAAAAGCTACTTCAGTTTTAACAAATGCCGCAAAAGCTGGTTACAGCATTTCAGAAATTGATCAAGATTCTTATCAAAAGTTGTTAGAAGATGCTGGGATGAGTGATTTTGAAGCACAGACATGGTTTGCCCTCAATTCGCCATCTGCTGGGGCAAAATATGAGATGTCAAATGGAAAGTTGATTGGCTACTATATTGATCCAAAAACAGGTAAACCCGTCATTTCTACAACAGATATTCCAGGATTTGAAACAGCATCGGGAACCTATGATGCTAAAATTGTTGGAAATAGCCTTGTGTTTATTCCAGACAATGTAACTGATCCTAGCCAGATTATTGTGCAACAGATTGGAGAGACTGAGACTGAAACACCTGATGTACAAAATTTTGGCACATCAACATCTCCTGATTGGAGACAATTTAATTCAGAAACTTCATCGTGGGATAAAGTCGGTGGATTAGATGTAACAAATCAAGATACAAGTATTCAATCTAATGCGCAGTTAGAATTAGTTAATTCAGCTATCTCAAATGCTGAAAAATATGCGGATGCAGCAGGAAGATCAACATGGAGAGAAGCTATCGCAGAAGGATTGTTTGGAGCTACAAAATTGACCAATTTACGAGCATACGCAAATACGATTAAAACAACTTTGCTTACTCTAGCAGCAGATCCAAATATCAAAAAATTCTTCGGGCCTCAAATGTCCGAAGCTGATGTAAGAATGATGATGGCAGGAGGGACGACTCTCGATCCAGACGCTCAAGGGCCCGAGGAATTCAGAGAAGAACTAACGCGTGTAAAGGAACTAATAACAAGAATACAAGGTTCTGTTTCTCAAAGTGGTATTACTTCAGAAGAAGATTTGAAGACTCTTTATGAACAGTCTGGAATTTCTGATATGAATTTTGAAGACGCTGTAAAAACTTATGGAGAAGATCAGTTGAAGCAAATACTAGGTTTTAACAACGACCTGAACACGTCATTAAAAGGTTCAGAACTTCCTCAGGTAATTACACAAAGTTTCAAAGGCGGAGAAAAAGGTGGTCAATGTGGACATTTTGTGAACCAATTAACGGGTCTAAAAATGGGTGATTCTCTTTCTAGTAAATTATCTTATGTGGATTCATCTATAAAGGTTCCAAATTCAGGTGATGTATTTGTTATGAATTATAAAGACACTGGACACACTGGAATTATTTTGGATGCTATACCAAAAAATAATGGAACTTATGATTTGAATGTTGTCGATTCAAATTATGGATTGGATGAAAAAGTAAAATACCATACGATCAATAGCAGTAAAATACTTGGTTATGCCAGAGTATAAAAAAATTTATGCCAACTTTAGAAGAATTAGCAAAACAAAAAGGTGTAACACTAAAGCCGTTAAAACAGATGAGTAAAGCTGGTGGTATTTCCTTGCAAGATTTTGCTAAACAAAAAGGAATCACACTAAAACCAAAAGAAGAAGAAAAGCCAAAGACTTTTTTTCAAAAAACAGGTGATGTAGTTAAGGGTGTGGGAAAAGGTCTATTATCAACTTTAAGTGGAGCCTCAGCTGTTGGTGAAAACATGCTTAAAACAACTGGTAGAATTATTACTCCAAAATCTTTAGAGAAAACTTTTGGTTTTCAAAAAGAGGATTTATCATCAGCTAAAAATTTACAAAATAAGATTGAGAATAATTTAGGTATTCAAACTGGATCACTAACAACTCCTATAAACAATCTTCAAAAAATAGGATTT